GCGAGCTCGTACACTTCGGAGAAGTCGTCATCGGCCACAGCGACCTCCTATGAGAGTCCCTTGAGTGGGTAACGGTGGGAAGTGGTCTGCCCGGACTGCGGGCGACCCTCCACCTCGAGCATGAGCCCCACCAACAGAGGGTCAACTGTTGATGCGGACACCTGTACTTCGGCGCCCTTGGGGATGGCAGGAGAGCCGGTCGGGATGCTCACGTACGGTTGCTGGGCGCTCACGTCCTGCGACGTGGCGTTGCTGCCCGATACGGCCAGCGAGGAGAGCTTCACCCGCGCCTTACCCGTGTAGTAGGTCTCCACCAGCACGCGCGTAGGTGAGCCATCATCGGCGTGACCATCATCGAAACGACCGATCGTTACCGTCTCGGTCATGCGGGCTTCTGCCATGCTGCGCCCCATGGCGAGGGACTGAGTCATCACGCTCACGTGTACGCCTCCGTCACGATGATGTCCCCCCGACCGAACTGGCGGCGGATCGACTTCTCAGCATGCGACGTGAGCGTGATGCCCGTCTCAGAACCACCATCCGCGAACGAAGCGCGGAAGTCATCGATGCCGAGCGAAGACAGGCCACCCGCAGTGAGCGCACCCGTCGTCTCGAACATCTGCAACGCCTGAGCAGCGAGCACCAGAGTGAGGCGCTTGAGCTCAACCGGAGCCTCAGACAGTCCCCACGTGAACGTCACATCCACCGGCTCATCAGACCGAACCATGATGAAACCGGGACGGTACGAGTACTCGACGGGCTTCCCGTCACGCACCACGGACAGCACCTCGACGACCGGCCACTGAGGAAGATCCTCACGACCGAACGTCGGGTACGCCGTGTACGTCGACGTCGTGGCCGGGTACACATCCTGACCGATCACGAACCGGAGGTGACCGGATGCTGCATCGAGCAACGCTTCGATCTGGTCCCTGTCTTCGCCCACATACGTGGTCTTCAACAGCACTTCCAGATCTTCGACTTCTGCGAAAGCAGTCATCCGGTCACCTCCTTGGTTGTTACGGTGCGATGACGACCTGCTGCGAACCGGTACCAGCCTCGAAAGCCTGGATCGTGGCCGTAGCAATGCCCTCGGGGATCGTGACCTTCGCGCCGTAGACGTGCAGGCCCTTCACGAAGTCGTCGAAGCCCTTCTCGCGACGACCGGCTTCGGTCTTCGTGATCTGGTTCGCGAACGTGAATGCACCGGGAACGCCGGCGATGATGACGCGGTCGTCCTTGTTCGCTCCCGCGCCGCCCACGGTCGGAACCGCGGTCGTCTTGAGGATGTCGAACCCGGCTGCGCGTGCGACGAGGCCGTTGCGGAGCGTCTCGGACGATCCCGAAGCATCGACGCGCGCGAAGCGGTCGTCCTTCTGGGTCGCGGCGATGAACGCGGGCGTGACGACCACGTAGCGGCCCTCTTCGGGTGCGTCCTGGTTGTCGAGCTTCAGTCCGAGCTCCACCAGGAGGTCGTAGGCGGTGATCTGCCCCGCGCCGGCCATCTGGGTGCCACCGGACACGACCTTGACGCGACCGATCTGGTTCGCGACCGCAGCGCCGGCCTTCAGCAGGCCACCCGCGTAGGTGTCCGACTTTGCGCGGAGCTTCAGTGCGGCACGCTCGAGAGCGGGTCCACCGAAGTCTCCCTTCGCCTGCACCTTGTCGACGTCGTTCACGTAGAACGCGAAGTAGTCGCCCTGGTCGATCAGGAGCTGCTGATCGGTGGTGTCCAGGTCGTCGAAGGTGATCTCGTCGCCGCGCGTGTAGGTGCGCACCTCGGGGTCGCCGATCGAGTTGATGTGCACGGTGTCGCCCTGGTTCTGGATCTCACCCTCGTAGTCACGGTTCGCAACCGTGCCCTGGGTGTACACCTGAGCGGCGTCGTACTTGGTCAGGAGCTTGGCTGCCCAAAGCTCCGGGATGAATGATGCAACGGTCATGTTGCTCTCCTTCTACTTGATGCCCTTGAGCGCGTTGAGCTGACCGTTGCGGTCGGCCTCTACGATCTGTGCGGGCGTGAGTTTCTTCAGGTCGTCCTTCGAGAGCTGCGACGGCGCTTCCTTCTTGCCGCGTGCACCCTGGTCGGCGCCACCGCGGAACTTTTCGCCCGTGTCGGCACCCAGGTAGGGCTTCTTCTTCAGCAGGTCGCTGATCGCGTCCTCGATGGCTTCCGAATCGATCTCGCCGTCATCGTCGACCTCGAACGAGTCGAGGTCGAGATACACGAGCGCGTCTGCGGGGTCGGCGAGGCGTCCCTTGGCGATCGCACGCACCTCACTGCGGAGGATGCGCTTGTTCGCTGCACTGGTTGCCTCTGCTGCGGCTTCACGCCGAGCCTGATCCAGGGCCTGCTCAGCAGGTTCCTTGTCCGCGTTCTCGCGCTCAGCCTTCAGGTCGCGAGCTTCCCGCTCAGCCGTGCGACGCAACGCGCGCTCAGCCTTCAGGGCTTTCTTGAGCCCGTCCGCGGCATCTTCCTCTACGACCTCTTCGGCGTCTTCCGCCTCGTCGGCTGCGATCTCTTCGGTTTCAACGTCTTCCGTCGTCTCAACGGCTTCAGTCATGTGGAATCACTCCTTGGTTGGGATACAGAAAAGCCACCCGTCACAGGTGGCTTAGTGGCACCCCAAACGGGGCGATTCACCGCTTCACGCGGGGAGATTCAGGGGAGGTAGCCAAACTCGCGCAGAAGGCGAACGGCATCCTCTTGGTCGGTGGCGATACTCAGGATCGTTTCGGGCATCAGTCGCACCGACGTTGTGCGGCGATATCGGTCAGCGGAGGAACGCACGAACTGGTTGCTCGTCACGGAACCACCACGCCCCGCGCCGTACCACCCGCGCACCGACGTGCCCTCAACGGTCGTATAAGCCGTGAAGGGCTTCCCATCTGGACCGATGATGATCCGAGGTGTAGCCCGCGACACCAATGACCCCGGCTGGGTGGTGCGGTACATGCCACGACGGGCGTTCACAACCGATGTCTCGGACGCGCCCAGCCGGATCGCCTCGGCGCCTGACTTGGTGAAGATGCGGTTCTGCTCGGCATCGGTCAGCGAGTTGAAGTACGCGCCCGCGGAGTCGAAAATCCCGTCCGGAACGGCCTCGCCCGAACGGATCGGGACCGTTGTGCACCGACAGGATGGGTGGCGTTCGAAGTGTTTCGTGAAGTTGCCCGCGCCGGCGAGGATCGCACAACGCGAGCAAGCGCCGGGTGAGAGCACGCGAGCCATCTGGACGGTGCCGCGTCCCACGGACGAGACCTTGTCGGCCATGTTCCCGGCATCACGCACCATCTGCGACGCCAACAGTGCCATAAGCCCCGTGCCGACCTGGAATGCGGCTCCTACGCCCACGCCGCGCCCGATAAGGGTCTTCGTGGTCGTCGCGGCGCTGTATAGCTCAGGTACGACGGCGCGGCCCTCTAGCGTGGCCCCGGTGAACGCTTGCGGGATGATCTGACCGCTCGATGCAGCCATGTCCTGCGCTGCGAACGCCGCCGCCGTGTAGCGAGGAGCCGGCGTCGCTGCTGCCAACTGTGCCGACGCCACGAGTTGCTCGAGCTGGGGTGCGATTCGATCCCAACCGGCATCAATGTCCGTTGCCTGGATAGAACGCCAGAGACGGGCCGCTTTCCGCGCAGCCCGCTCCGACAGTTCGTTACGCTTCCGCTGATGCTCCAACGCCATCAAGCTCAGGTTCGACATCGACCATCGCCCCCTGAACCGCAGACTGAACACCAGCACCCAACGCTTCGTCCAATTCCTTCTGCCGCATCACCAGAATCCGCTTGATGTCCGCGGGCGAATGGCCCGCTTCTTCGAGGAGGAACTCGAACGGGTAGCCCATCTGCTGTTTCTTCAGCAGCGCATCCGCCAACTGCGCCTCGGACCGGATCTCGATCTTGTCCCAGTGGAACGATGCCAGCGGGGCGAGCCCTGCGGCTTTCTTGTCCCCCTGGACGAGGGCCATCAGCTTTAGCACATCGCGGAGCGAATCGTCAGTGAAGGCGCGGAACTCGCGGACCTTCGTAACCAGGCCGGCCTCCGCGTTCTTCAACGCATCGCCAGACAGTTGCGAGAGACCCTTGTTCGCCACCAGATAGTGCGGCGGCGTGCGAGTCTGGGAGGCGATGTGGCCTACCGCGATCTCGATCGTGTCCGTGAAGATGTCGAGCGCTGCCGCTTTCCACGAGTCGATGCGTGCGTTGTCGCCAGTGATGTTGATCAGGCGTTTCTCGCGCAGATCCTTCATCTCGACAGGGCGTTCCCCGATGACCTTCCCCGTCTTGTCGAGGATCGGGATCATCGGGGGCGCGGCGCCCATCATCACCCGGGCG